AACGGGCTGACCGACCGCGTCTTCTTTTAACGCGGCGACACCAGTTGAACCGCTGCCAGCAAATGGGTCCAAAATTGTCCCGCCGGGGGGGGTGATCATGCGGATGAGATAACGCATTAGCTTTTGACTTTTCACCGTTGGGTGCCCGTTGGTTTTATCTCCCAGCCCCTCATTCTTCTCAGATTTGGAACTTTTAGCGCAGTAGAAAAACCTGCTGGCCCCACCTGAGTCGCCCAGGCCACAACCCTTTTTTAATTCCTTGTTTGCAGATCCAAAACTATAGCCATCTCCATCTTTAGACCTAGCCCCTCTAGAACCGCCCGCGCTCTTACTCACCCCACTCTGCCCATTCAAAGCCTTAACCGCACATTCAATGTCACACTGGTCTGGTAAACAGAATTGTGAATGACTTAAAACTAAATTTGCCGGAAATCTCCCCTGTGGGTGAGCTTTGACTTCTGATTTTGGAGACCCATTTAGTCTCCAGTGAGATTCCACTGCTTTTCTGTTACAATTCTTTTTATGGTCTTCACCGCCTTCAATCCTACACCCATCCACATTAATCCCACCCACTCCCCACTTCAAAATATTCTTAGCTACAGTCTTTTCTGAACAGGGTTTGCGGATTAACCAGTAGACTTCATGGGCGGGTTTTAGAGCGGTGCCCCATCCTTCCCATTGCTTGGCTTCGAGTGTAATTGACTCGGGTTTTTTGTATTCCGGGTGATCCGATCTAAACTTAGATCCGCCGTTTGGCTTTTCCCCATCCCCGGCGGCATTGAATCTTTTTCCAATATCCGCCCGTTTGGCCCCGGCCATCTTATCGATGCCTTTTGATACGCAATGGGATTTTGGAAAGCCACTCCCAAAAATATGATGGACGCTATCTCTAATCTCGAAACCTGCATCCTCCAACGCCATTGCAGTCCAGTGGCATGTTCTCGGTAGAGCCCAGACAAAACCATGTGCACCCGGTTTCATCACACGGTAGCACTCCTCCATCACTTCCTTCATCCACTTGATCCAATGGTCCCTACCACCTTTATCTTTATCCCAATTTTTCCCCATGAAATTTATTCCGGCGGGTGGATCGGTGACCATTGATTCAAAGTGATCATCTGGAAAGTTTTTAAGTGCCTGTATGCAGTCATCTTGTATTACCGAGAATTTCCCCATGTGTGCAATTAACTACCCTATGTTCGTTTTGACAATCTTATTTATGATCTGCTGGGCAGTCTGTTCTAAGATTCTTGCTTCGGCTTGTGTGAAATTAAAAAACGCTCTGCCTTGATCCGTGACAAACTGCGCAACGTCTGAATTGGTTTTACCGTCTTTGCGTCTACTGTTTGGAATTAACAAAGTAAACCCACCCCGGTCGGTCTTTACTTGGATGCTGTCTAACATCTGGCCTGTGTTGGTGAGGTTAGAAAAACTAGGTGAACCAAACTGCCCATGTACTCCATTTCTCTTTCTTTGTCTGATGTAACTGGGCGACAATACCTTTAGCTTTTTTCTTTTAGCCTTTTTAGAGGTTTGACTGGTAACGCCAAACCCCTGTTTTACCCGCTTGAAGATGATGTCTTTGCCTTGATTGCCTAAGACCTTAGCGGTTGAGATGCTTTTAAATGAACTTTCAATCTTTCTTAAAGCCCTATTTACATCTGCAAAGCTATTGATCTTCGCCATCTTCTAAGCCCTCTTCTAATGCCCTGAACCTTGCAGCGGCGTTCTCCACGCGGAATATCTCTTTTAAGATAGAGACCTGATCCTTCATTTTAAGTCCCCAAAAATCTCTAACAGGCAATGGACCACTACCATTGATGTGTCCCCTAGCCTTACCTACTTGTTCAGGATCCGTAATGGCTATCGTAACGCTCGGGCCTGTGCTTCTCCCTGGGTGAATACTGGCTTGCATCTCTCCGGATAGCTTTAAGTTTACTCGACTACTTTTACCTGCAATCTTAAATGCGCGTGAATCTTTGTAGGATTTAGAGTACTGAGTAAAACCCTTATCGTTTTTGTCTTTGCCTTTATTTGTTCTGATAAGGATTTGAGCTATCGCACGCCTTGCAAACTGAACTTTAATCCCGCGTGATGATATTGCAGGGGTCAATACTCTTCTTTGAGCATCTGTAAACCCCTGTTCCATAACATCAGCAAGATTAAACTTCAGTGTCAGGGCCATCTTGCTCCTCAGGATTATCAGCAGCAAAGGCTGCTCTCATCTTGTCAGCTGATTCTTTTTTCTCTTTATTGATCTTCTCATTGAGATCAGAAACCTCATCAGAATCAAACTCAGGATAGATTTCTCTCAATGCAAGCTCTCTTGTAGTCAGCCCTTCATTGAGTTTCTTGATCTCAACATCCACCACTTCCGCATCGCTCACTACGGGTTTAGGATCAGCGTAACGAACTGATAGTTCAAATTCATCAGAGAAATTACCTACAAAGTCTGGGTTAATTGCGCCACTTTCCACCCATACAGGCAGCATGGTGTGAGCAAATAAGTCCCAAAGTTCTGTTTCCGAATCTCTAAACACTTGCTCTTGATCTAAACGATCTTCAGTCGTTTCAGATTGATCAATGAGTTTAGCTACTCCACTAGCTGCGCGTCCCACTGTGAGGTCAGTAGACACATCACCCACGCTTAGGTTTTTAGTGGTCAAAAGTAAACTGATCAATGACTCAATGAATTGCAAAGCCTCAACCGTATCGAGCTTGGGTTTAATCGCTTCGATCTCCACTCCAGGGGGGAGCTTAACAATACTGTTTGGGTTCCAATCAATGTTTTGATTAGTGTTTGCGCCCTTAAGAGCAATCACGCTCCACAGTTGGTACTTAGATGCAAATGCAAGGTCTGTGAGGAGAACACAGATTACTACCTGCATACTGATCAAATCATCATCTGAAATGGGAATAAGGTTTCCATCTGTGTCATCAGACACATAAACAAACGGTAGTCTCCCAAAAGGATTGACCCCATCAATGTTGTCTAACTCAGCCATTTTAACCATGTCCACTTGACCGCGACCGTTCACAATGACAAACATCTCATCGGTCCAGACCTCAAACCTTTGTTTGTCTAGGTCTCCCTCAAAGTTCAAATGTTTCACTATCATTGTAGGCCGATCCGGTTGGATCATATCAGAACTAAAAGGAGTATAAGTCTGCGAAGGCATTGTCCTTAATCGTGGGACACCCCCTTGATCTAAGTAGGGCTGCCACAAAGTATGTTTATGGAGCTTAAAGTAACGGTTAGCTAACTTCCCATTACGGTTGATCTTCATTTCCTTCCCATACAAATCAATGAGCTCTTGATCAGCAGGGTTTTTATCCATACCCGTTCGGACGGGCGGAGAGTTATAAAGCCCTGCTAATTTGTTAATAATCTTTTGAGTAATGTTTACTGGAACAATACGAGAAAACAATTGTTGAATCGTTTCAGGTTTTTTGAACTCTCTTGATATCGCCTTTTGGATTACTTCTTTTAGCTTCCCATTATAAACAATAAACCGGTCATGGTCGTCGGCAATCCTTTGACGGTTTTCTTGTGAGTTTACCTGCTCAACTACTTCTTTTAACGTTAAGGCCATTTTTATATATATCCTTCTATTGAAACGTCCCCTAAGATTGGAAACTCGTAGTGAACCGCGTAACCATGTGCATCAGATACGTGTCCTAACATCTTATCTGTCAACATTGGTTCGCAGGTGCCTTCTTTGTATGAGATTACTTCTAAATCTTTAACTGTGTAAGGGCATTGGTCTACATTTATTTTGACCCATCCCTTTTCAAATGCTCGGTTTACACTTGCCCACCGGTCTACTCGCTTTGGATTAATGTTTCCACACTCTAAATCAAAGCCATGTTCAACTAAGATATTATGATCGGATACGTGCATATTTGTTGACTGAGTGCGTCTACCTGTAGCATCGGGCCTAATAGTAATACGGCCTTTTGATTTAGGATAGTCTTGCAAGATAGTCCTACACACTTCAGGGGTATCTGAAGACTGTAAAAAGATCTCTCCAAACTGTATTAAGGTAGACCCATGTTTTTGCATGAGGGCCGCGGTCATGGGCGAACGATTGAAATCCATTCCAATGATGAGAGGTAAGTCAGGCGTATATACAATATCGGTATTGCAAGTACTTCTGTCGAAGCCATAATAAACACGTCCCGCGAACGATTCAAACGTGGCCTCATATTCTTGCCTAAAATCCCTTCCACTGAGTGTAGCCTTCGCTTGTGCAATTTCTTTTATCCCTTCTGGAGTTTGAAAGAACGGAGAATCTAAGGTTTTGAAAGTAAATGCTTCCCAGTCTTCTGTTGTCTTTGCTTGGTTAAATAACTCGTAAGCGTGATTCATCCCTAAAGGAGTTGAACAAAACTCAGCCCTTCCCCTTCTATCTGACAGAGCGGGTCTGACTACCTCGTTCCACATCTCATGGAAGTTACGGTATTCAGCAAACTCATCCAAACTAATGTAATCAATCCCTAACCCCCGAAGTCTTGCAGGCTTCTCTGCGGACGCTAATATTATCTTAGATTTATTGGACCTTGTAATAGAAAGTTCGGACTCATTAATTGTGCATTGCCAGCCTAACTCACGGACCCTCTCCTTTAGCCCGCTCCACATAATCTGCTTTGCTTGCTGCCTTGTGGGAGCTACGTACACACATAACGACTCGGGGTTTTCTGATTCAAAGAGTATACGTTCTCTTTGGTAAAACGTTTTTCCGACTCGACGCCCCGCGACGATAACCTTAAATCTGGCGGGGCTATTCCATATTTGACGTTGTGGGGGGTGATTACTGATAGGACTTTTCAGGTGTGAACCCATCTCTAATCTTGTTCCACTTCGGGGTAGGGGATATCTTTAATTTGGTTATTCCCATCCCTTTCGGCTGCTATCTCATTTTTCCTTTTATCGTAAGCTTGCCCCCCTGCCAGCACAAACTTTGAAGCATCCATTTTAAGCCTTGGATCAGCGTTGTCATCTTCTAAGACTTCCATAACAAAACTCAGAGCTCTATCTTGACAGTCTCTAAACCGCTCTCTTCTTTTTTCTTTAAGCTGCGCTGTTTCATTCGATTGGTGGTGGTCTTTTAAGGCTTTGTCCGCCAGTATTTTGGCTACCCTTTGAGACCCCTCCATTTGATCTAAATTAGGGAATTTCGCCCGCATATGTTTACGGGGAAAACGGGGATGCTCCTCAATGAATTTAATGTACTCATCTTCTAACGACTCTTCAGAAGGCACATAGTAAGGGTCTTTATCAACCATATCAGTTGGGTATAGCATAACATCTTTTTAGTGGTAAACTAAACGGGTGAAACCTATGGAATGGATTATAGCAACGGCAGTAGCTTCAGTGATGATGATCTCTTACGTCCATGGTTTTGTATTCCCCCGCACTGAGGGAGAGCGTCTTCAAAAACAGGTTGATCAAGTGGGGCCTGTGCTTATGGAGATCAAAGCTCAACTAGGTCGCATTGAGGGAAAGATGTCTAAATAGATATCTTTAGTTCTCATATTTCCTACGACTATAGTCATGCTTTGGATAAAGCCTGGGATTACTCATGTGTTTATTGAGATTGTTTTTCAGGATCTTTAAGTACTCGTGCAGATATTCAATCTCCGCTCCTACGTTCTTAATCCTTCTTTGATACACATCACATTGACTTTCGAGCTCTTTGATTCGGATTGCTTGGGCTGCGATGAGTTGTTCTTTTTCCATTTTTAAGATGTTGTTTCTCTCACCACTGCTAAGGCTACAGGTATCCAAACATCTTTTGTATAGGTGGCTTCGGGTTTACTGCCTATAGGGAGGCTTAACCATTGTCCTTGGTGTTTATAAATCTCTGGACCACATGGCATGACTACAATCTCGTTATTGGTCATCAAAGACTTTAAAGCTGCGATACCGGGTGCAGACACTCCGCTCCAAAATATTTGTTTCCTGAGATGATTACCAAAAGTGTACTTGCCCTTGAATCCATCCACTTCCATCAGATCATTAAACGTCATTGCATCATGCCTGAAATCGGTCATGTATTTCTTAATGTCTGCTTTCAAGCGTTCTACTGGGATCATAGGGCTAGGTCTCCCATAGCCTCAAAGTATTTGCTTTGGATGAGTTCGTAGGCTTCTCTTTGTTCACCGGACAGTTTCAGATTGTATTTTAATTCACTGCGCAACCAACGTTGGAAGTCCTCAAGGTGTGCTGCGAGTTGTCGCATTTCAACTGTTTGTTGGAGCTCTTGATCCTCTTCTGGGAGGTTGAATTCGTAGGTCAAGGTTGCTTTCATACATTAGGGGTAATGCATGTTGAGTTAGTTGTCATCTATACATTGAGAGCAGTGATCTGAAAACTCTGAGGAAATAAACCAACTTCGGCATCCCATACACCAGTTAGTTTTATGAGTATTATTATGACCGGCCTTATAAGCATCCACCGCGTCTTCAAATACTAAAGCTCCACCTTTTTGTTTAGCTCGGACGTAGCACCAGTGAGTTGCTTTTTTGTGGATCTCTTTTTCGGCTTCTTTCT